CGCACAGTGGATCCTAGGCGTTTTTACTCACGCAATAATTTGTCCACACTATTGTTGGGTGTGACCTAGCATAATGGGACAGTTAATCAGTTTCTTTCAGGACATACCGATCTTCTTTGAAGAAGCACTCAATGTAGCCTTGGCTGTGGTTACACTGCTTGCTATTATAAAGGGCATTGTGAATGTTTGGAAATCAGGAATTCTTCAGCTGTTTGTGTTCTTGGTTCTGGCGGGAAGGTCATGCTCTTTCAAAGTTGGTCATCATACAAATTTTGAGTCATTTACAGTTAAGCTAGGAGGTGTCTTCCATGAATTACCTTCACTATGTAGGGTCAACAACTCTTACAGTCTAATTAGGCTTTCTCATAACAGTAATCAGGCATTATCAGTTGAGTATGTGGATGTGCACCCTGTCCTCTGTTCGTCCAGTCCAACCATACTCGACAACTACACTCAATGTATAAAAGGCTCTCCAGAGTTTGATTGGATTCTTGGGTGGACAATTAAGGGATTGGGACATGACTTTTTGAGGGATCCAAGAATCTGCTGTGAGCCTAAAAAGACAACTAATGCTGAATTTACATTCCAATTGAATTTAACAGATAGTCCTGAGACCCATCACTATAGGAGCAAGATTGAGGTAGGCATCCGACATTTATTCGGGAACTACATAACTAATGATAGCTATTCAAAAATGTCTGTGGTTATGAGGAACACTACCTGGGAAGGTCAATGCTCAAATAGTCATGTGAATACACTGAGATTTCTTGTTAAAAATGCAGGTTACCTTGTTGGAAGAAAACCACTGGCATTTTTTAGTTGGTCACTTTCTGACCCAAAGGGTAATGACATGCCAGGTGGTTACTGTCTTGAAAGGTGGATGTTGGTTGCTGGGGATTTGAAGTGCTTTGGCAACACAGCTGTCGCCAAGTGTAATTTGAATCATGATTCTGAGTTCTGTGACATGTTGAGGCTGTTTGATTTCAATAAGAATGCCATTGAAAAACTGAACAACCAAACTAAAACTGCTGTCAACATGTTGACTCACTCAATAAATAGTCTAATATCTGATAATTTATTGATGAGAAACAAACTGAAGGAGATTTTGAAGGTCCCATATTGCAACTACACAAGATTCTGGTACATAAACCACACGAAATCTGGTGAGCACTCACTGCCTCGGTGTTGGCTGGTCAGTAATGGTTCCTATTTGAATGAGAGTGATTTTAGAAATGAGTGGATCTTGGAGAGTGATCACCTAATAGCAGAGATGTTAAGCAAAGAATACCAAGATAGGCAGGGGAAGACTCCCCTAACACTGGTTGATCTATGTTTCTGGAGTGCAATCTTTTTCACCACAAGTCTCTTTTTACACCTGGTTGGGTTCCCAACACATAGACATATACAGGGTGACCCGTGCCCTTTGCCTCACAGGCTCGATAGAAATGGTGCTTGCAGGTGTGGCAGGTTTCAAAAACTTGGAAAACAAGTAACCTGGAAGAGAAAGCATTGATTTCATCAGCCCTCCAGCTCTGTCGGCCCGGAAACCCGGGCCGACAGAGCGCCCCCCAGTCCGCGGCAATGCCCGCGGACTGGGAGGGCATCTGCCTACATCACAAATGCGCTCTTGGCTTGGAACACTAATGTGTTTGGTAGCAGTTGAATGGGAATGGTGTCGGGAAGATGACCATCAAGAACAGACTGAAACATGATGCAATCGAGAAGAGCACAGTGTGGCTCCTTCGTGGAGTTAGCCTCCTTGTTTTTCTTCTTAGGAACAATGACACCATTGTGTGCTCTGCAGAGGTGGCCAAATTTTTCCCAAACTTCCTGTTCAAAAATTCTGGACTGTTCCCCAGTCAGTCTGACATCAACAAGTTTTAAATCTTTCCTTCCATGTATGTCGAAAAGCTTTTTGATGTCATCTGCCCCTTGAACAGTGATAACTGAACCCTGTGGCAATAAGCCAATGACGTAACTCAATAGACCAGGTTGAGCATCTTCAAGGTCCTTTAATAGTATGCCGTGTGAGTGCCTACTTCCATTTTTAAAACCTTTCTCATCATGAGGTTTTCTGAAACAGTGTACATAGTTTCCTGAAGAAGGTTGGAAAACTGCCAACTCCACAGGATCAGTTGGCGGGCCTTCAATGTCCATCCAGATTGTGTCTGATGAATCTAATTTCCTCATTGCTTCCTTTACGATCGCTTCTTGCATTTCAGAAAGATTTGATAGTCTGATATTTTGTCCATTCTTTTCAGGAGCTCGGGGACCTGTTACAGGTCTTGCATTTAAATCGACACTTGTGTTGTCCCAAGACCTCCCGAGTATTTGTGACCTTGATCCAATATATGGCCAACCCTCCCCAGACAAACACAGCTTGTAGAGAAGGTTCTCATAAGGGTTTCTATTGCCCGGTCTCTCATCTATGAACATGCCTTCTCTTCTTTTGACGTTCAATGCGGCCTTGACAATAGAAGAGAAGTTGTTGGGTGTGACTTTTATTGTCTCCAGCATGTTGCCACCATCTATAAGTGATGCACCAGCTTTTACAGCAGCTGAAAGACTGAAGTTATAACCAGATATGTTGAGTGCACTCTCATCCTTTGTTATAATCTGTAGGCAGTCGTGTTCTAAAGTTAGTTTTTCCAGGTCATCAAGATTGGGATATTTGACAGTGTAGAGAAGACCAAGTGATGTTAGTGCCTGCACAACATTGTTCATTGTTTCTCCTCCCTGAACTGTCATGCAGGCAATGGTAAGAGCTGGCATTGAACCAAATTGGTTATTCAGTTTGGAGGGATCAGATACATCCCACAACCTGACAACCCCACCTGCAGCCCCCCTTTGTTGTTGGAATCCCAGGGTTCTAAGAATCCCTGCTCTTTTTTCCAATTGTGACTGCGTCAAGTTTCCCATGTACATCCTTGGACTATTGCTTTCCCTATCTCCAATCTTCTTCTTTAGTTTTTCTAGATCTGAGGCCAAGTCCATTAATTCATCTTTGCCCAAATCACCAACTTTCAGAACTGTGTTGTTCTGAACACTTTTCATGCTCATCAGTCTATCAACTTCTTTATTTAAGTCCCTAAGTTTATCAAGATCAGTGTCTCCTCGTTTGGACTTACGTAGGAGTCTTTGAACTTGAGAAACTTGTGTGAAATCAAGGGAGTCTGCAATGAGCTTTGCATCATTAAGAACACTTGATTTGGTTGGTTCTGTGAACATCCCTAGTTCTCTCCTTAGAGATTGAGTCCAGCGGAAGCTGGGGATTTCTTTGGAGTGAGCCATAGTTCGCGTTGTGTAGAAGACTAAGACAAAAATGCCTAGGATCACCTTGTGC